ACCATTATTACTTTCGTACTTTTACCAGAAGTAATAGTAGGATAAACACTAGCAAAGAAAGACTCAGCGATGTGATTGGGAACAAAAGCAAACTCATCCAAGAAGAGGATGTTGAAAGACATACCCCGAACAGCACTAGCACTAGTGGAAGCTGCCAAGATTTTACTACCATTTTCTAACTCCAGTGAACCTTTGTTCCATGATATAATTCCTTGCTGCATCCATTTAGGCAAGTTCTCATATGCAGTCTGCAATCTGCCCAGTAAGTCTCTGGCAGTTGCTGCCTTGTTAGCAAGAATACCAATATTTACATTATCATTAAACACAGCATAATGTAATAAGTATGATACCGATGTAGTAGACTTACCAGTCTGACGAGGCATCTTACATATATTAAATCTATTCTCGTGGAAATTCTGAATTAATTTTTCTTGAAAATCATAAGGTTGAAAAGGAACAAGACCCTCATCCAAACTAACAATCTTTACATGTCGTTTTGCAAAATATACGGGATCATTCTTACATGCCATGAACTCAAGAATTTGATCTTTCGTAAATTCTTGCTGAACATTAGCTTTCTTTAAAAGGGGATTACCTAGATATACTTCATCTTGTACTGGCATACTAATTCATTAATAAGGGTTCACCTGGTTTATATGTAGACACTTGATAATTCCAAACCTTAGCACCTGGATATACTTTATGAACTTGATCTCTAATATCTTTTCTTGACGGTACTGTTACTTGAGGGAAAAACATTTTTATCATATAATTTTGACCTCTCCATGCCAAATACACATCAATTATATTACCAACCTTAGGTGCAATTCTAGTTGCTTCTGCTAAATCTTCATAAGGAATATTTGATTTAGGTGAAACCATAGGTTCTGGTTTAATTATATCAATAGATTCAATTTTTGTTGGATTAAAATCATCCCTCCAATCAGAAGTATTATAATTATCAACTACCTGCTCAAGTATCTTATCACCTATTCTAACATTATGCTCTTCAAACCATCCTTTATTTACCTCTAATGCATATTTAATTTCACCAAAAGAATAAACTGGAAGAGGATTATGTGGTTTTAATTCTTGAATACTATCAACTGTCCCATCTTCCTTAATGAATGCAATATCCAAGGGAATCTTGGTATTTTTCATATGAAAGGATTGCTGTTCTACACTATCAAATATAAAAAGCATTCCACTATCTTTTTCCAGACTTTCTCTGAACATCAATCCCAATTTAAACTCTGCTGGAGAGTTAGGAACTTCTATATTAAGTGGTAAATCTATATGGATATTCATTACTGGTAAGCATCCTTACCTTTTATTTATCAAATAAGTGGTGCTTTGATGTACCTGCATTGTCATTAGATATATTTCCTATACCAGTTTCTTCGGTTTCCTCTAATTCATATTCCCAATCTTCTATCACAGTATTGGAAAGCATTCTATCAGAAAGAAGATCCATTTGTTCTCTTGCTATCTCTTCAGTTTCTGCATCAAACCAAAAATCAATTGCCTTACCAATCCTTAACAAATGAGGTTGAACTTTAGGGGCAACCATTTTAACATTATTCATAACTGCATTACCAGCAGCATCAGATACAGATCCTCTTAATCTGACAAAAACTAGTGCTTTAAATCTCATTAGAAGTTTTTAGGATGGGTAGTAACATCACCATGTATCTCACCGATGTCATCGATGTGTGCATGATCAATCTGTTCAATATGTAAGTGTTCAAGTGCAGCAGCAATTCTTTCGAGTGCTGATGCAATGCGACCAAACTCTTCACTCATACTTAAATCCAGCGTGAAACTGTTAACTCTATACTATTATCATCCATTTCCCACTCTTCGTCAACCTTAAATCCCATTTCTTTAACTTGATTATGAACTGTCATACGAGCATACTGTTGAGTAACCTTCTCAACAAACCGTTTTGGAGGTATAGATTGATTCCATGTTTGAATATCTGCTACTAATTCATATTCACCATTATTATTCAAACGAAATCCAATATCATTCCCTATAGAAATATCTACTTTTACCTTTTCATGCTGATGATTAATAGGATTTATTAATTCCTGATCCTCTTGGACATCATACTGAAGAAGTTCTAACGCTTCAAGTAGTTGTGGTTTGTTCTTGATTTTCGTTTTGATTGTGCTGAAGTGCGACATTGTTAGAATAAAATTCAGGTTTAAATTGACGGGTTTCTAGAGTTCCAAGTTTTTCTTCTATAGCTCTAGTAATTTCTACACACTCATGAGAAGTTGTGCCAGTAACCTCTTCTGTTACATGACCATCTTGTCTAATTGTAAACTTAAGTGTTTGTTGCTTAGGCATGATAATCAATAATTACAAACATTATAGCATATTTATCTCTCAATCGCCACCACCACCGCCATTGCCACCGCCATTACCGCTAGACCCGTTGCCACCATTACCATTACCATTCCCACCATGTCCATTCCCATGAGCATGTCCGTTACCGTTTCCGTTCCCATTACCATTTTCTTTTTTATCATGTGCTAGATATCCGCTTCTACCTATATGATATCCACGGGGAATTTTTTTACATTTTTTGTCTTGGAAACACCAATACTTGCCATCAGGACAGGTCTTTGCTTCCTGTGCCTCACCCATAAATTGAGAAAAGTTTTTCATAGTCCTATGATTGTTAATGGGTCTGATGTAACAGTAGCAATACCAGTAGCACTTAATTTAACTCTATTACTATCAAAGTTTAGTTCTTTCATATTACCAAGACTAGTTCCATCACTAGCAATGCCAACTTGTCCAGAACCATTAATTTGACTAAGAAGTCTAGGCATTTGCTGTCTCCAATACAGAAAGAATAACCTTCAAAGTACTATTAGCACCTGCTTCGGCAACAATATAATCACTAGTTTCTAATACCAATTTTCCATCTAATGGAATATAAGCATCAGCAACAGGAACACTTGCTCCTTTAATGATTTCTGTTGTAGTAGCAGTTCTCTTATGAGACATAGTAAGAGTTGTAGCTGCTGAACCATAATTGGTTACATGAGCATACAAAACGATTCCTGTATAACCTGTAGGAGCAGTATATACTGTTTGACTACTTGTAGTAAGTTCTTTAGTATATGTTTTAAATCTGTTAAGTGCGAGTGCCATATTAACTTAATGCTAGGATAAATGGTGTCATTTCTGAGAACAAACTCTTACTAAAAGATCGTCCACTAATTGTACCAGTTTCTTGATCGATTTGCAAATCATCACCAATTCTAAAGTTACCTGCTTGGTCTGTACTGGTATAAAGAACCTTACCACCATCAGTAGTAACTACTTCATTTGCTTGATTAGTAACACCACCTCGTTTTGGAGTAGCAGTAACAATCTGATTACCAGCACCAACATATTCAAATGTATGGGAACTAGCAATAATTCTACTACCCTGTGCAAAGAATGCAGTAGAACCAACACCTACACTATTAAGTAAATTAGTAGCAAGTGTTAATGTAGTAATTCCAGCAGTAACTGGAGTTGAACTATTTATTGTATAGTATAATGGTTGAGTAGTTGCTGTAGCAGTTGCGGTATTACTTCCAGATTGTGGAGCAGAAATTGTTACATTAGGAGTTCCCACATACTGATTACCACTACTAATAATAGTAATACTTGCAACACTATCACCTTCAAGAGTTGCAAAAGCAGTACATGTTTCACCACTAGGACCAGTGGGAGAATCAACAGTTACAGTAGGAGTAGCACTATATCCAGTACCACCAGAACCAACTGCTATAGATTGCACTTCATTATAAAGTTTATCAAAGTAAACCAACTGACCATCATAAGGTCTATCAACATCAATCTTTGCAGTACCACCACCCATATAAAGATGTTCAACAGTAGAAATACCAACATTAACTGTAAATTTTCTAACTGTAGGAATTGAATCTACATCAAAGATGTATGGTGTTTGGTATGGATATGTTTTAGATCCATAAGCACAAGTTACTCCAATACCAGAAAGTGTTACTCCCATACCTACTTGTAAGTTATGGTTTGCAGTTGTTGTTACTGTTGCTATACCAGTTAAATGATTATACTGGAAATTGGATATATTTAAAGTAGGTGTACTTACATTTACATTGATATTTGGTTGAGATATTGCAGCAGTAGTAGATGTAGCACCTTTATATTGTAAATCACTTACTCCTCTAGAAACTAAACCATAAGTACCAAAACTACAATTACTATTTGCTATATCTGCTTGTCCACCTTTATCACAAGTAACTGCTTCATTAGTGCAAATAGTGAATAATGAAACTAACTGAGCAAATCCTCCATTAGTAACAGCAACACCAACACCACCTTGGTTATATTGTGTGAAAGCATCTACATTCATTGCTTTCAAAGATCTTGCTTGATCACCATCAATATAAATTCCTTTACCTGTAGTAGTGTCACTTGTACAGTTTTGAATGTATGGACCTTTCCACTTACCACCATTAACATTTTCTGCTATCTCTGATGTAGGGAAAGAAACTGCAGCAGCAGGGTGTAAATGCTCCTTGAAGGTCATGTTTGCTAACTTAACACCCTTTCTTACATGGAATAGATTACTAGTCTTTGTAGCACCGCTTACATTAACTGCTCTTTGGTCATCACCAACAATTGAAATAAATGCAGGAACTTCAATTGGGTTTGTTTCCTCATAACTTCCAGATAAAACCTTAATAGTTGTTCCTTGTTGTGCAGAAGCACATGCTGATTTAATTGTTAAAAATGCATTATCAATTGATGTACCATTATTATTATCATCACCATCTTTAGCAACATATAAGACATTTGGTGCAGAGTTAATACCAGATGCAGTACCACTAATACTTACACCAGCACCAATGTAAATAGTCGAATTAGTAACTGTAACAACACCAACATTAATTTCATTAGTATCACCATCAAGCGTAATAGAAGATGTACCAATGGTCAGAATACCAGTTACCCTTGCATCACCTTCTACTAATAATGCAGTGGTAGCAGTTCCTGCTTGTACTTCTAATCCACTTCTAAAGGTACTGAGACCTAG